CGTCAATGCTGAGAAGCTACCATGTGTTGGATTATGGCTGAACGCCTCTAAGCCAGAATCCATGCTGGATCACAGTACTATGTTATGGAAACGCTTTCCTGATCATAGGTGTAACCGAGCAAAACAACGAGTGTGTTGGACGGTCAAAGACTTGACCGTCGCGAGGGACCAGAATGGTCTCCGTTTTGCACCTAAGCCGGCTGGCTTGCACTGTGCAGCTCGCATGGAATGTGATAGTGAATTTGGTGATTTTTCCACCACTCGCTCTGAGAAATTAAGGAATTCTCAGCATTTCGTGCGTCGGACGCGTCTGATTGTGCTCCGCAACCTTGCGGAGCGTGACATGCGCGCTAACGGGAGAGAACCACTCTCCACATCTGGACAATATAAGGCTCGGTTATACCGAATTCAGCCTAGTGATCCTGATGTCCCCGAGTTTTACTCGGGGCGAAACGTCCAAGTTTTGGACTCGCTGATTTTGCCATTTGTGGCACGTTTGTCACTCCGAAAGGAGTGGTTTAGCGAATCGGTTTACGCACGCTTCGTGGACTCTTTAGTCCACACAGCGAATGTGTTGAGAGAATATGAGAACGAGGAAAATGACGAGCAAACGCTCATGAAATACTGGCTCGACACCTACTTAGGTAAGGTGATCAAAGACAGCACTCCTCCTCCAAGGCCTCCAGTTGTGAGGCATTCTCTTTTCTCTGGTTGGTGTCTTCATTTCGTGAAGCGCGCCATTGCGCGCCGCGATCTTTCCTTTATCTACTCGCTGCAGAAGGGCTCCAAAAGGGCCTGGCCTGCACTTTCCGACAAGAAGAAGATCGCCGCTTTACGAAAACACCAGGAACGTCTTAGTCAACCACACGGATATCTTCCGACTGATGTTGAGAGCCACATTGAGAGAGTGTCCAAACGGACATTCAAATCTTTGGCTTTCCACGACTCGTCGAAGTTCATTCCGTCGTCTTCCGCATGCTCACAAGCTTCCCGCCAAAATGGGGGTGCGTTGAGCTTATTTGCGAAGTTTGACTTAGATCATCACCTTGAATCAAAAGATGCAAAAGTAATGGGCAAATTGCCCGCCCTGAATCAGGGACTTAATTCCTGGCGTCAAAGCCAGTGGAACTTTGCATTACGAGAAGCAATTCGTGGGATGCAGCCTGATTCTGAAGGCTACTTCCCTGCTCTCGACGTTGAGGTGATGGCTATTCCTGAGCCATCCAAGTTTCGAATCATCACGAAGGGCTGCGGTTACCTATACACGGCGTTGCAACCTCTCCAAGGAGAGATGCTGCGTTGTTGGAAGGTTTCCGCGCACTCTACGATGCGTGACGAAGATCTGACAAACCGTGTGCAAGAGATGCACAACCGATTGCCAAACGTGCCTATGTGGTGCTCCGTGGACTACGAAGCAGCGACTGACCTCCTAAAGAGGGATGCGACTATGGCGGTTCTCCGCCAAATTGAAAAGTTGCACCCCCTGGGGGAGTTGGCATTCCAGTCTGCGTTCGCGGGGCGAGCGACATACCCGGATCTCAAGACGCCCGATGGAAAAATCGAGGCTGTCATTGCGGGTGAAGGACAATTGATGGGACATCCCCTATCATTTCCTATGCTATGCGTCATTAACCTGTCCGTCTACCTGTGCGCTTTAGAGCGCTGGGTTGAAGACGCGAGACGGTTTGGCGGTTACGGTAATCCACAAATGGTGTGGAGAGAGCGGGAGTCTCGTGAACTAGCGAAGTACGTCATCGTTAACGGTGACGATATGCTTTTCAAATGTCACGATTCCTTCTACTCTATTTTCATTAAAACCGCAAATGACGCAGGGTTCAAGATCTCTGCAGGGAAGAATTACCTATCCCCAGACATGTGCATGATCAATTCTCAGGTTTTCCATATTATTGGAAAGAAAGTCCTTCGTAAGGGCTACCTGAACCAGAAATTTATCCTCGGGGCTTCCCTTAAGGGAGGCGAATCGAAGTGCCTGGCGACGCAAGTCGCTGGCGATCTGGCAAAAATGGTCAAGTTATGTCCATGGACCCGTTGTACGGTTCCACAGACTATGTCTAGGTGGTCAAAAGACAAGTTCGGTTCTCGGTTCGTGCCAAATTGGTACGTACCCGTCTGTTTGGGAGGCTTTGGCCTCAACCCAGACGAAGTGGGCCCAGGAAGGGAGAACGTGGTAGTGACGAGGAATCAACGCCTCATTGCAGCTATGTTCGTCCATAATCCTAAGCTCGCTCTTTATAAGAAAACCGGCTTCGTGCTTCCCCTCAAGAAGATCCAACACGCAATCCCCAACATTAGGTTGGAGATATTCGACAAATGCTCTCCACAACCTGGAGAAGTTCGTGGTGATGACGTCAGTGACGACTGGGTCGCTAGGTTGGCTTATGCCTACCAAGTGACACAGGAAGCCGCCAACGTTGATCAAGAACTGCTTCTTTACCGGTATAAACCGGAATTTAGACTGAAGCCCATGAATGTCGACACAATCTGGAAATACCAGAATGCGTATCCCGTTGCGTTTGGAACACCCTCTTGTCCTCCCGTGGATCCGATTAAATTCCCTGGTTTCATCACTGCTGCCCACATTTGGCAGCAAGACAACACCCACCTGAAATTGTGGGACTCCATTCATCCACCTCCAAGAGCACAAAAACCAAAAAAGATAAAAATGCTTTCGGAGGCGGATTACTGGAATCCTGCCTGTGGCACAACGGAAGTTCGAAACCTCCGTGAACATTGGAACGACTTTTCCCAACAGTCCTCGCGTCCGGTTAAAAACCTCGACGAGATAATGGACTCTCTCATTGAAGAGTCAAAGACTGAAAGGAAAGGCAGAATTCTCTGCTCTCCGTCGTATAAACCTGTGTTTAGCGCTCATGAACGGGTTGGCCTTAAGGCCCCTCCCCGTCCCGAGACACCTTGTGCCCCTGCTCAACAGGGCGTGCCCGACATCGTTGGTTATAATGACCTCGGTGACGGGACTGTTGTCCCCATCTTGTGGAAGGATTTCTCCTTCCCGAGGTGGGATTAGATGAAACTACATGGGTTTTCTCGCCCTTGTCCGAAATGACGTTAAACTACACATGCTGAGTTGTGAATGCTAAGTACTCTAAAACTGCTATCCTGTCCTTGACGGGTGATAAGTCAGTGCTAAACAGAATGCCAAGAGACTACACAGCGGTAGCCTAAGGAATCCTAAACAGCTGCGTGCACGCGTTGATTGCGTTATTGCACGTATCGACTGTCTGATTTCTTCGGTTCATTCACGACGTATAGTCCTTCCTTTTTCGGGGAAGTAACACGTCAGCTAAATGCCGAGAAAACCCAAACAGGGGAAGCGCAAGGCTTCGACAGCCAAGCGTCGCTCCAACAAACCACAAAGAGAGGCCATGACGGCCTCGACCAGGACAGTTTCTGCACTACCTGTTTCTACTTACGTCTCATCCTCTAATTCTGCCTGGCTGAAGATGACTTCAGCCCCAGCCCAAAAGGGCATCGCCGGAGTTCGGATCAATGGTAGGCAACCTTTCGCAGTCGTCAAGGGTGATTCAACTTTCACCGTAAACGTCTTCGAGAGCCCTGCTTCTGCTCCGAACGCTGCCGTCCTTAGCGGTAACGCTATTGCAGTGAATCCTGTGACCTTCAGAGGTCGCCTGGCTTCGATTGCGAGCACTTACGAACGGTTCGTCTTTCGACGTATACGCTTCATTTACTCGACTAATCAGCCTCTTAATGTGTCTGGTAATTCCATGACACTAGGCATTCACTCGGACGGTACATTTGATGGCGATGCACCTGTCAACGCAGCTGAGCTGCGCCAGGGCGTTCCTTCTCTCACATTCCCTATCTTTGCTCCTACGGCTACAATCGATTATAGATATGACGGTACAGGTTTGTACTACGTGTCTGCGATCCAACCTAGTGATCAGAGGTTTTATAACCAGTGTCTCTTTATGGGATTCTGGGTCAACAGTACTTTTACAGGTTCCACCGCTTTGGGTGGTTACATTGACATCGAGTACGAGGTCGAGTTATACAACCCGACATTCTCGCAATCTCTGTCACTGTCAAGCGTGCCTGGCGTTGCCGAGGCCGCGACTTACTTACGAGAGTACGAGAGGAAAGAGAGGAGAAAAGCTCAGGCCCAGATATTACTTGGGTCGGCAGAGTGTAAAGAGGAAAGAAAAGTTGGAGACGGGACCTCTTCTGGGGTGTCCGAGGAAGACCTGGTTTCAGTCCCACCACTAGGTGGTACGGGACTTTCAGCGAGTCCGAGCAATGAAAATTTGCTCAAGCGCCTTGCCCAATTGTTGGGGCAGGGCGGCGCCAGCAGCTAGGCGCGGACGTTATCCGAAATAGCATGCACAGTTTGAGCAGCAGCTCAGGAGGAGAGAGTCGAACATGACAACGTGAAACGAGGACAGTTTTTACTGTCTAGAGAAGAAGAAAACCGGAATCCCGGCCCTTCGAAAGTTGTCTTGGGGAACGATGAACCTAAAATCTGACGGTAGTGTGCCAAAAGCCACATGGGTCCCTCTACGGACGGACCTGCAGCGCGAGCTGACAAACCGCAACAAATTTCAGTATGTGTGTTCCATCTCTCAAGAGAATCATTAGATCCGGGCGGGTTCCGTCTATCGATGTTTTGCTTCGCACTGTCTATAGTGCTTAGTTCAACGCATCGGTGGTATACTCGGCGAATCGTTTTTGTGTCTCTCCTCTTTGAGTCAGTCTGGCTTAGACTGCAGCGGGCCCGGGCTTTGCCTGGGATAAGTGCATCGGCGCCGTGTTAAGTGTATGATTGGATCATACAGCCTATCGAAAGGGAATGAGGTTAAAATTCCTCAACCAGGACGTGGATATTGTGCG